AAGGAAAGTCAGCGTCTAATTCTATCCACTTACCATTGTTTTCAAAACGCATTTGATCTTGCATTCCACCTGTTACATTGGCAATAATTGGATTTCCACATAAAATGGCTTCTGTTAATGCTAGTCCCCATCCTTCATTTGACGTTAATAGAATTTGACAATCAGTCATGTTGTATAAGAAAGACATTTGTTGAGGACTTAACATTCCTGGAGTAAAATGAATGTTGTACTTTTCTTCTCCTTTAAACAAAAACTCATTTACTGCTATTAAATCTGTTCCGTTGTCGTCTATAGGTTGAGTGTGCAATAGAAAAGCACATCTTTTTGCTTTTTCTTCTGGTAACTTGTCTATAAAGTATTTGTATGCTAGTAAAGTGTCAGGTATTTGTTTTCTGCGAATGTTTCTTGAGTTGAAAAATAAAACAAAGTCATATTCTTTTCCTTTAAACACATCGTTTTTCAACTTAATGTACTCTGGATTTTTCTTGTCTTCATCTGTAAACGGTCTAAACATTTCTTCATTCAGTCCATGAGGCACATACTCAATAATTTTATCTTTAACTTTATCTCCTAACACCAACTTATTGATGTTTACAGTTTGTTTAGAAATGCCTAACAATGCATCACATGCTTCATAGTATGGTCTGTTGTACATTGGAGCCGGATAGTTGTCCCAAATGTTTAAGTAAACAATAGGCATTTTTCGTCTGATTTCATTTTCAATTTGAAACAGCCAGATGAAGTATCTTGGATCTGTAATTAAAAAGATTGCGTCTGGTTTTTCAAGATCAATTAATTGTCTAATGAGATTTGCATCACCATATCCATCTACTGGATAAATCATTACTGAGGTATCTTTCAATCCGGTATTAGTGTTTGTGTCTCCTGAGATGTCTAACTTTTTACCTTTGTCGGGGTGATTCATTGCTCCTGCAACTTGTACCCAGTTAAAATGTTGTGCTGTGTTGAGTACCATTTCCCGAGCAACCGTTGCTACTCCTGAGTGTACTCTTACATCGTCACATATTAACATAATTTTCTTCCTCTCATTTTGAGGGAGATAAGCAAAACTTGAATTCATATAACTTATTGTTTGATTGTTTACTTATTGTGATTTGTAACTTGTTTTCTAAATTCTTCTGAGTTAAGATATAAATCCATTGCTCGATTTACAAGCTTATTTAAAGAAAATTTTCGCTTTACACATTCTACTTTAAAGGTGTTGAATAAGTCTTTTTCGACTTTTACTGATGTGAGTTGTTCTTCCATAACATGTTTTGATATACGTATATATCCTTCTACTTGAGAATCGCTTTGTCACAAAACTCCTTTTTACTTTTGTACTGACAGTAAAGACAACTTGACTTACTAGGTGTTGCTTGAAAATCAGTAGACTTATATGAACCGTCAAGGTTAAACACTTCATCTACAAATGTGTCTAATGCAACTTTTGCCTTTTTCACTTTGGTTTTACCATTTGCAGGCACAAACTGTTGAACACGTTTTTGAGGATATTCACTTTGCTCCCAAATTTTTCTTTTCACAATGAAAAATTCCACATCTATGTTTTCTTCAGGCACTCCAAACTGTTCACTAAATTTTTGTTTGTACAGTAAAATTTGAAATTGTTTGACTTCGTCTTTCTTTTCCTTGTCTGACCATCCTCTTCCACTAGTCTTTATATCGTATATAACGAATTTCTCTGTAGGTTCATGATACAATACTAAGTCAATAAATCCATTAAATAAAACGTTGTTATGCGATTTATTTGGCGCCATAACAATGGGCACCTCGATGCCTACTAAGTGCCATTCTTTTATGCTAAAGTAGTCGCCTCGTTTCTTTTTGATGAAGTCTAATATGGCTAAACCGTCCTCATAAAATTCCCTCATTTCTTTTGGATTACTGAAGTGAACGTTTTTGTTGTCCTTATATCCCTTAGCATAATTTTCTCTAAATCTCTCTTCAAAGTATTCTTCTATGTTTATGGCATCAGCCTTCACTCCACTTTCATTGTACATCACAGACAAATAGTTTTGCAGTGTTTCATGAACTGCAGTTCCAAAAGTCATGTTTATAGAAAAACTAGGTATTTTATGTCCATCCCTATACTGTAAAGCCCATTTTTTAGGACAAGATAAAAACATTGACAGTTGTGAGTAAGATATGCTCTTTTGAAAAGCATAGTCAACAGCCACTGGCTTAAAGTCCTGTATTTTCTTTATGATGGAAGGAATTTTTTTAGTCTTCATATATTGGTTCGAATGTGTCTGGATTGTATCCTTTAACTGTTCTACTAGGATCTATTTCTGTAACTGGATATTTATCCTTATACTTAAGTGAGAGTTCCATTAGTTTGATAAATATGTCTTTTGATGGAATATTTTCTTTTACTCCCCATGTCATCAATTCATCTATTTCCTTTTTTTGCTCATCACACAATTCTATTTTTTCCATAATCCCCTTTCTACTAGTTGAGCAATGATGCCATAGTTAGTGATGTCTTGATAAGTGTCTGTTAACGCTTCATTTTTAGCAACTTGTTTAGTCATGATGAGATTTTTCCATCTGCTCACTTTATCGTTTAGTCTGAAAAATAAGCCTGTTAAAGCGAATTGTTTTTCTTCATCATTTGCCAATTGAGTACCTGCTGCTACATTAGTCATTCCATAGTCAAGATGTTTTCTAGCAAACAGTTCATACTGTTCTCTAATGATTTTCTTGTATCCATTTGCAATGGTTGGATATTCTTCTTCTAGTTGAGCTATAACTGATAGTTCAGCATATTCTTTTTCTTCTTTAGCCATTACTTGATTAATTTTTTAACTTGTTTTTCATCTACTCCCTTAGTCACTAAAATATTTTCTAACCATTTTTCATCTGTCAACTGGATGTACTCTGACGCTTCAACTGTTGAACATTTAAAATACTCAGAAACATGTTGTAATACTTCAGGTGACAATGTTTTTTTAGAATTTGACTTGATGTAAGCAGAGTAAGTATTTTTACTTTGTGGAATCATAAAACAGTACACTTCATATAACTTTTTACTGTCTTGAATGTTTAGTCCTTGAATGTAGTTTACAATGTCAATGTACTTTGGATTCATGCTTAAAAAACGATGAATCATATACTTGTCAAATGCTTTCTTTTGTTCTACAGTAAATGTTTCAAAAGTAGACTTTGTGTCAATAATTGCCTTAAGGAAGTCAAAGATTGTAAATGTTTTAGCTTTACTTGTTGTTGTAGATTTCATATTCTTCTTTTAATTCTTTTGGCAACATTTCGATTAAAATTTTTCCTGTTTTTACATCGATGAACACTGGAATTGGAATGACTGCGTCTTCACTTGTTCCAGCTAAAAATTTACTTAATTTTCTTAACACTACAGCTTCTTGAAATATTTGATTTCCTTCTGCTGATTCAATTGGTGTGGACTGTTTGATATCCACATTCATTTTTAATTGTTCTTGGCTCATTTTTTTTTGTTTATTTAATTGTTTCTAAAATTTTACTTATACACGCCATGATGTTTATTTCTTTGTCAAGTCTAAATGTTGCATGATACATGTACTCCTCTAAAGTACAAATGACATATCCCTCATTTCCATTAGCATATTCACTTAACTTGTCATATAAAAACTTATATAAACTCTCAAAGTCATCTACTTCAGAATTTGCAATAATTTGTCTTATAAGATTAAACGACTTGATAGACGGTTTTTTGAGTTCTTCTAGTATTTTTACTTGATAATCATCAGTTAAATTTACTGAATTGTCTAAGGTTAAAACTCCATCAACAGTGTACTTTTGACAGTTGTTGATGATTTTTCTAAAGTCAGGATAAAACTTGTTTACTATAGTTACTAAGTCTTGAATTTCATATTCAACTTCTTCCTTGTCTAAGATGACACTAATGTGTTGTGCCACTATTTTTTTACTTGGAGGTGACAAGTCAAATTCTTGACATCTGCTTCTTAAAGGTTCAATCAATCGTTCTGCATAATTTCCTGTTAGAATGAAGCGAGTAGTTAAAGAATATGTTTCCATCATGTTCAACAAAATGACTTGAGATGCTTGTAAAATGTGGGTTGCCTCATCTAAAATCACTATTTTAAGCGGTTTAAATGAACCAGCAGCAGCAAATGCTCCTACTTTATCTCTCATTACATCAATTGAACGTTCATCAGTTGCATTGATGTACAAATAATCACAATCAATATTTTTAACTAATATTTTAGCGATTGTTGTTTTACCTGCTCCTGGTTTACCCGCGAATAAAAGATGAGGAATATCTTGTTTAGAGATAAATTCCTCAAATTTAG